TGGCAATCCACTCAACTACATCGGATAACGTCCTATTGGTTGAGAACAAGACGCTAACACTACAGAATGCCATCCACGGCCTACAATCTGGCAATATAAGCCTGACACAGAAGCATACACTTAATGTGTTAAATGCACTGCACGGACTTACATCCAGCAACGTACCGGAAATGGAAGAGGGTAAAGCAGCAGTCCCAGCTAACTCGATACTATCGATTACCTCGGATACCATCGCTTTCATCCAACAACACATTCTACAGGTTGATTCCGCAACACACTCAACGTTCTCGGATAACCTAGCTATTGCTCAGTACATGCTACTCAACAAACCAGATGACGGTTTCGTTGGACTAAAATCCGACAACATCGTTATCATCCAGAATCACACCATCGACGTAGATTCAGTTATACACGGATTAACTTCCGGTGAACTTGGACTCGTTAACTGGTCTGAGCTTGGCGTATACTTCGGTGTATACAAGCCTGGATACGGAAAAGTTGGCGAGCTTGCTCCAGAAGAGCTTGATGGCGCAGTACAGGTAATCCCTAAATACGTTAACAAAGGCTCACTTGAGCAAGTAGAACTTCCAGCACCTGAGCTCTACAAACCTAAATACCAAGACAAAGGTGCATTTTAAGGAAAAATATGGAATATAATCTAGCAGGACTTCGCAAGCGTGTCGCAGTAGACAAACTTGATGACGAAGAGTTCGACCCAGAGATTATTGATAACTTTATCAATGATACTCAAAGGGACATATTTAACCAGTTTGAACTTCCATTCCAGGAGAAAATCTTCCAGGGTGCGATTCCTGCTGGGGCAACTATGTTCCAACTGCCAAGCGATGTGGCACTAATTCAATCGCAGACGCTATCCGGAGTATATAACTTCGGTGAACGCAAAACAAAGTGGCGAGAATTCTTCCGACTACACCCTGACGCTATCAATTCGCCAGCTGGTGCACCGGTAAGGTGGACACTCTATGCCGGAAACGTACTTCTAAGTGCTCCTACCGACAAAGAATACACCATGACCATATTCTACATCCGTAAGCCTAAGACACTCACCCAAAACGGTGACGTGCCTGAAATTCCAGAAGAGTTCTCAGAACTACTTGTACTGGGTGCTTACCGTAGGGTTCTCGCACGAAATGAGGACTTTGACCTTGCCCGTGAAGTTAACGCAGAGTATCAAGCACAGCTGACTCTACTTGTTAACCGATATGGATTCAGGGAATCAAACGGTCCTATCAAAATGAAAAATCAACAAATATAAGGGGATATTAAATGGCACAAAAAGAAAAGATGTCAGCAGTACTAGACCTACGAGGACTAGATATGGTCACACCTGTTGACCTTCTTTCTGATGGTCGTACACCATACTCAAAGAATTTCCGTCTGTATGCACAGCAAGCTGACGACCGTCGTGTTGCCGTTAGTTCCCGTAAAGGTCCTGGCTTCCACACTACTCCACTCGGAGAAGTACTCTCAGACAGCGTGACAGCCTCCACAGGAGCTTCTAGCGTTGAAGTTGGAGTAGTTACCGGAATTCAGCTTATAAAGCTCACAGCAGCCTCTAACGACCGTATAACACGCTTTGACCTTCAAGTATCTGACCCAAATGCAAACGCTTCGGGCCCACTGATGGTTCAAATCTATGATGACCGTGACGGCAAGCCACATAAACTACTTGGTGAATCCTCGATACTAAGTGGTGCTATTGGCTTAACTCCTGAATGGGAATCTGTTCGATTCATTAAAGCACCTAAGATGACAGCCGGTCAACAATACTGGGCCGTTATCCGAATGCAAGACGATGGAAAGAATACATACAGTCTTTCGACAACTACAGCAGGTACACCAGCATTTGCAACTGACTCAGCACTATTCGTAGCTACTGAGCAAGCCTATGCAATCAACTACCGACTGTACACAACTCCAGAAGGAATGGATAAAGGTTCATACCGATTTGCTCGTGACAACGGACAGAACATCACAGTTGTTGCCTATGGTGACACGATGTACCGTATTAACGAAGCTGACGGAACCCTTACGCCTATCCTGAGTGGACTGAGTGGATTTGCCACAGATTACCGATTCACCAATGGTGACAACAAGGTATTCTGGGTTAACAGTTACGACGAACTAACAAACTGGGATGGTACTGATGAAACTGCAGCACCTAACAAGATTGTCAATGGTACTTTCGAGACCAATACAGCAAGTTGGGTTGGTGGCTCAGGTGACACTCTCACCCGTGTAACATCAGAATTCCATAGCGGTGTGGCAGCAGCACAAGTTACTGCAACATCAGGAGTTCGTTCAGCAAAACAAACAGTCAACTTCTACAAGAACCGACGCTACAAAGTTTCGTTCTGGGCAAAGGGTGCTCTTGCATCCGGCAACGTTCAGTTCGGAGCAAACGAATCTGCAACTCCTGTCGCAGCAAGTGTTAAACCACTTACTACTTCATGGCAAAAAGTAGAATTCTACTGGACACCAGGTGACGATGTTACAACTATCGCACTTGAATCCACACTAGCGAACGTGTTCTTCGACGATGTATCTATTATTGATACTGGTATCGAGTACATCATTGACAGCCAACTTCCAATCCTGTCTGACATCATTATGCACAAGGACCGCCTATGGGGTGTCGTTGCGGATGACCCTAACAAGTTAGTCTTCTCCGAAAACCCAGGTAACCCAGCATTTGACGCAACAGGTGCAATACCGACAACTCCTCGTGAGCAATGGTACTACGCTTGGCTATCTGTATCGTTCTGGTACGTTCCTCGTCCTCACAATGGTTCACCAATTACTGCTCTCGTTTCCTTCCAAGATGCACTTACGGTCTTTACACAGGACAATAAGTACGTTCTAAGCGGATACGACCGTGGTTCCCTAAACCTTCGTCAATCGACAGGTAATAAGGGTGCGCTAAGTCGCCGTGGTGTAACTAGTGATGAGAACAGGATTTACTTCGTAGCAGATGATGGTCTCTATGAGCACAACGGTTCCAGCGACGTTAAAATCTCTGGTCTCGTAAGCCCACTAATTGACGCATGTCCTCGACAACGTGAAATTACTCCGGTAATCTACGAAAACCAAGTTCGATTCTACATGGCATCACAAGCCTCTCCAGTAAATGACCTCTGCCTAATCTATGATAAGGATATGAAGGAAATGCTACTGGACACAGATGTATGGGCTAACCGTGCAATCTACTACAATGATGCCGATGATGATGACCAACTAATTGAGTTCAGCTCACTAGTCCCTGCCAGCTATATGGCAGAACAGAACTACCACAGCCTAGGTGCTCCTATCGACTTTGAATACCGCCTGAAATATGACAGTATGGGAAGTCCGATGCAAAGGAAACGTCTCAAAAGGTTCTACCCTATCCTGCAAGGTGTAGATAGCACATTCGCTATTCAGCTCGCAATGGACAAGGACTTTGAAGACAGCCCACGTATCAAGGAACAGCTAATGACCACTAACGGTGCAAAGCTGGGGGCGTTCAAACTTGGTGACGGTACTCTACTAGGTGGAGACAAATCATTCAAACCTAAGCGACAATCATACTCTGGCTACGCCCACTACTGGCAGCTACGAGTTAGGCGCAAAGGTGTAAACAACCGAGTTGCATTTGTAGGTGCACAATTTAGCTATAAAACTAAGAGACTATAAGGGGATACCATGGGTCTTATACAATACGAACAGATGGAAGATGATGTTGATGCAACAGCTAACCTCTGGAATGAACGCTTCGGGGTTCTCTTTAATGAGATTAACGGTAACCTCGATGCAGCGAACCTAAAAAACTTCGCAATCACAACTCCGAAAATCGCTCCAGGTGCTGTCACTAGCGACAAGCTAGGCTTTGAACAGTACATCGACGATAACGGATGGCTAGTAACTGACCTCGGTCTAGTTAAACTGGCAACTAAACACAGGACTTTCAAGGTTCCTCAATACCCTCAAGGTGGTGGTGGTTACATCACCTGGGACACAGGAATGGACCTTAACCCTGTAGGCTTTGACGAAAATGCCATGTACAACGTCATTCACCAGCCTTACATGACAAACCTTACAAATCAAGCTTCCGGTAACTGGAGTCTGATGCCTAAGGATGAAAACAATCAAGGTAAACTACGACCAAACTCACAGGTTGCAGCATCACGTATTCGTGGTGGTACATCGCAAGCTAACGAGCCAGGCGCAGTTGATACTTGGGTAATATTTTAAGGATAACATATGATTTCTCCGATTCAATTAACACCAAACATGGATACGGCGACTCTTGTCAATGCAATCAACGATATGATGCGTCAGATTGAGTCGGAGAACCGTACCAAAATTACCAAAGATGAGAACGGCACAAACCGTATTCTGCTGGGACGTACTACTAAAGGTAGCTACGTTCTGGCAATTACAGTTCCAGGCAAGGACGTAGTAGAGGAGACAAGTAGATAATGGTAAATCCCGACAACTTTATTTTCCACTCCGACTTCTGGTATCCTACCGGTTTCTACTATGGAACGAAGGAATATAATAACGTTAGTATTCCTGCACAATTTGAGATGTCGGATAAATACCAGCCAGGTGATTATTACAACGTTTACCTGGAATATCCACCAAACGAATGGGGTGGTGGAATGATTGGCGAGAGGTTTATCTCTGATACAATCACCAACTATACCCAAGGTAACAAATTGATGGTGGGTAAAGGTGCACAGTCTGTGGGTGCAAAATTCACAGCTAAACTGCACTGGCGAATTTATCCTAAGAATAAAACCTTTAACTTCCTGACATCAGGTAACCTAGAGCAAACAGCTAAGTCCATTAACGGTTCTTACACAACTACTATGGCAACCAACGTTCACCAATTTACACTTCCTTCTGGACTAACCGGCAAATACTTTGTTCGAGGTGTCTGGCAAGTAGAGGGTGGAAGCTGGGGAATTGTCGGTGGCTCTGGCGTTAGTAATGGTAGCCTGCAAGTTTACTACGACTATACGAACAACGAGATAAATGTAAATGTTACAACATATCCACATATCCTACCAGTAGGGAGTAAAATCAACTACCGATTCCAGTTAGTAGCTATTGAGCCAGAAGAGACATTCATTTTCAATTCAGAAAAGTATTCATTCTCACTACCTCAGGCATACGACCTGAAGATAACAGATACATACAACATGCCTGGGAGCAGTACACGTACAGTCTACGGTGACTGGGTTGAACTCCCTGGAGACAGGCAAGCATATGACGTTGTTCTTTCGTGGAACGGACAACCTGGCATAACTCAACTCCACTGGTCTGAGTTTGGATTCGTAATGAACGGGGCCAACGCATACCATGTTGTAGCAATGCCAAGTATCGAGAGTTCTGGTAAGCTAATCAGGCCAGTCCTGAAGATGCAGAACTACTCAACAACAGCAAAATCATACAGTAATCAAACAGTTACGTTCTCTATATTCGTATATCAGAACAATAACAGCTCATAGTGTTGACAAATCGACAACAATGTGATAAGATAATAATAGAATAAAAAACAGAGGATAACAAATGGCAGCACCAAAGGTACAGACACTTGCTCAAGTCATGGCTGACTTAAACCCAGCCTTTGCAGGACAAGAGAAGGTCATCCAAACGAAGCAAGCTGGCCTAGGGGCTAAGTATGACTCTCAACGAACTGCTCTAACAGCAGCCAAAGGTCAGGGCTTCAACGCCATCAACAACCAGGCAACTGGTAGGGGTGGTTCATTCAGTGGTGTCCCAATCGACGAGCAATCAACATATCTTTCTACTAAGTATCTCCCTGGAATGCAGGCAGCAGATGCTCAACAGAACGATGAAGACCTTGCACTACAAGGTGAACTCGCAGGAATTGGAACACAAAAGAGCACTCGTGCCCTTGATACAATCGAAAAACAAAAGAGTGACTTAAACTCATGGAACCTTGCAGAAGTAGAACGCAACGCTAGG